TGGTTGGTGTTACTATTGCGTAAGCTGTTACTGCATAAGCACTTACGGGATTGCCGGCTCCTGAGTGCCCTGCATCAGGGCGGGGGACTTGTGTAGTCTAGGCAACACTTTCAAATTAACCCCCCAAAGGACTTGACAAAGGCGCCCTCCGGGCGCAAGTCGTCACGGACTGAAACCCCTACCTGCGAAAAAAAATTATGAGCGAAGAGAAAAGAGACTCGGCAGCAGAACTCGCTACTCGGCTACGCCTACGCAAAAAGTTTCTGCCATTCGGCCTCGACCGTAAGCTAATGATCATGGCTGCGGATCTACTCGAAGAGTGGCCATCGACTCCAGAGCCGAAAGCGAAAAAGAAGTCAAAGACTGTGGCAGCGTCGAAGTAGGGGGCTTGGTACAGGGGCTTGGTACACCCTTCTGCAGCATGGAAACTGTTGCGGTATATAGACTTCCTCAAAAAAAAAATGAGAGCTTTGTACAGGGGCTCTGGACACCTTTGCGACAATAACAAAGAATATACTACATGAACTACATACGCTTGCTCTTGGGAGGATGCGAATATGGGTCATGTAAACTGCGACACCTGCGGCCAATATCAGGAAATGACATCAGAGTGGTTGACCTGCGTCTTCTGCGGTGAAATCTTGATGGCCCACCCGTACTTCAGGAAACCAGATGGCGAAGCTCACGGCAGCGGCGAGGAAGAAACTGAAAGCGACATCATTCGCTCTACCGAGCAAACGGGCATATCCCATCCATGACATAGCACACGCTCGGTTGGCGCTGGCTATGGTCGCAGCACACGGCACATCAGGAGAGCAGGCCAAGGTCAAGCGGGCGGTAAAAGCGAGATACCCCTCGATTGACATGCGGAAGAAGTAGGTGCCGTACAGACGCCGTGGAACCAAGGTCGAGGTACAGCGGGGCAGTGCGTGGCACACACTCAAGAATCACACCTCGGTGGCAAAAGCGATACGTCACCTCAAGGCACTGAAAATAAATGTAGGCTCACACGGCAAAAGAAAGAGAAAAAAATAAATGGATCTCACAACTGAACAGCGTGGTCGGCGGGCGAAGGAGATACTGGAGGATGAAGTATTTGCCTCGGTCGTGTCTGGTGTAAGAGAACAGATTGTTGCCCAATGGCACCTCACCAAGTTAAATGATAAGGGTATGCGTGAGGATCTATACATGCAGTCTCGTGGACTGGATGAGGTTGTGCGTGGGTTGCGTACCCATGTAGCCAACTGGACAATGGAGAAAACACGCACATCTAAGAAACGGAGAAAGTAGTGAGTGAAACGACCGTAACCGCCCCAGTAGAGGGTGGTCGCAGACGTACAACTGGAGAAATCCACGACGCCTTAAATGAAATGCTCGTCGGGCCTGAAGAGCACCCTGAACAGGATTCTTCTACGGAAGAGCACCCCTCGCCAGATTCTTCAGATGAAATTGAAGAGCAGCAGGATATCGAGTTAGCCGATGACTCGGTGGTGGATGAGCAGGACGATGAAGGACCGGAAGAAGAACAACTCGACAGCGATACACCAGTCTACCGCATCACAGTAGATGGCGAAGACATGGAAGTCCCGCTGGATGAACTCATCTCTGGATACCATCGGACAGCGACATTCACAAAGAAGAGCGCAGCGTTAGGGGAGGAGAGGGCAGAGTTCCAGCGACAAGTGGAAGCCTTCGGTGCCCATCAAAATGCACTGATGCAGGAGCGTCAGGAATATAGCGGTGTGCTTGAACAACTCCGGCAGCAGATGGAGGCTGCAGCCCAGCCACCCGACTTTGATTGGGATCGTCTCGAAAGAGAGGACCCAGTTCAATGGCTCAAGCTGAAGTCGCTTGAGAGGGACCGGCAGGAACAGGTGCAGGCGGTGCAAGTAGAACAGCAGCGGATGATGCAGGTCCAGCAGCAGCAAGCTCAAGAGGACATGCAGAAACGTCTAGCTGGCGAACGCACTATGGTGCTGGAGAGAATACCGGAATGGTCGGATGCAGACCTTCAGGCCGATGAACAGCGTAAGCTGCTTGAGTACGGAAAAACGCTAGGGTTCAGTGACGAGGAACTCGCCCAGGTCTATGACCATCGGGCGTTGGTCGCGTTGCGGGATGCTTGGCGCTACAACGAACTCGTTAACGGCAAGAAGGTTACGACCGCTAAATCTAAAATCGGCAGCGCAACACCAGGGAACAAGGAGACTTCCCGTAGAACGCGCTCCCGTAAGCAGAAAGCTATGAGGCAAAAGCTGAGAGACACCGGCAAGGTGGACGATGCTGCAGCCTTGTTAGGTGCAATGCTTACGGACTAACTAAAAGCTAAATTATGGCAGTTATAGAACACACGTTCGAAACCTACCAAGCCAAAGGGATAAGAGAAGATCTAAGCGACCTGATCGCGGATATTTCTCCGACAGCTACTCCCTTCCAGAGCAACATCGGCAGCCGTAGTGCAGAGAACACATATTTCGAGTGGCAAACGGACAGCCTTAGTGCTGCTTCAGCCACACCAGTTGAGGAAGGATCAAATCTGGCATCGTATACGGCAGTTACACCGACCGTAAGACTTGGGAATTATTGTCAGATCAATATGCGTGATTTCATCATCTCAGGAACTGAGCAGAAAGTTACCAAAGCTGGTCGTTCTTCAGAGGTGGGATATCAAGCAGCCAAGGCAGCAAAAGAGCTAAAGCGTAATGTTGAAAAGGCTTGCTTGCTGAACGGGGTAGGTGCTGTTGTTGGTGCTACTGATACAGCAAGAGTTACCGCTGGATTCCCGGGTTGGCTAAAGACCAACGTCAGTGCTAATGGCGGTGGTGATGGACCTGTGGTTAAGCCCAGCTACACAGGCTCGACTCCAACAGGTGCAGCCCAAGTATGGAAAACCTTTGGAACACCAGTGGCACTGACGGAGGCTATGGTGAAGACCGTAATGCAATCCTGTTTTGAGCAGGGCGGCGAGCCTTCGATGCTGATGGTATCACCTTACAACAAGACTGTTGTGAGTGGATTCAGTGGAATAGCTGAAAGTCGTTTTAATGTAGACGGCGCGGAACCAAGCACCATAATCGCAGCGGCAGATATTTACGTGTCAGATTTTGGTAACCTGTCAGTTGTTCCAAACCGTTTCTTCACTACAGTGGTGGATTCCACTTCTGGCAGTTCAGTGATGAACGATTGGGCCTTCTTGATTGACCCAGATGAAGTAAAACTGGCTACGCTTCGCCCGTATGGGATCGAGGCTCTTGCCAAAACTGGGGATGCAGATAAGAGAATGGCATTGATCGAATGGGGGCTTCAGGTTAACAACGAAGCAGCCCACGGTGTTGTTGCTGGCATCAAAGCAGTAGCATAACCAAAACACCTAGTGGGGTGGGGGCTTCGGCCCCTGCCCCCGATGGTGCCATACTATGAAACGTATACTCGATTATGACCCGGTAACCAAGATTACGCAGTGGTATCATTATGATGATATCACGGGCAACATCAGCCTAGAGAATGTTCAGGATGTCACTGCTATTGTTGAGCAGAACAAGAGCATTTTTAATCAGGCTGATGAGCGTAAAACTTGGAAGGGCGATACACACAAGGTGGCCTCTATACCAATGGTCATCTTTCACCAACTCGCCAAGGCGTCGAACAACTTTAAGGATCAAGCAGTGATTAAACGCTGGTTGAATGATCCAGATAACAAAGTGTTCAGAACTAGGCCGGGACGAATCTGATGGCGATTACCACCTACGCAGAGCTTCAGACGGCCACGGCCAACTGGCTGGATCGCTCTGATCTAACTGCTCGCATCCCAGAGTTCATAGAACTAGCGGAAGCGAACTTCAATCGGGTGATACGCCAGCCTGATATGATTACGAAGAACGATTCGTTCTCAATCGCAGGGCGTTATACCACATTGCCTACGGATACTCTGGAGATCGTCAGGATCGTGCTGGACTTGACGCCTGTAATTGTGCTTGAGTATATGACACCAGAGGAATTGTCAGAGAGGCGTATTACACTGACAGGTA